GGTGCAATTCATTGTGCAAATCATCTGGCGCCCCGGTATGCTTGAGATCAGGAGGACACGACGATGCGCGGACAGGACAAGTACACGGGCCCCACGGGCGAAAAGAACATCCGGAAGGTGCTGGTGCGCGGGCAGCCGCGCTTCCTGCTGCAGATGGGCCGGCGCGGCAAGGGCAACCGGCGCGCGAAGCTCTTCAAGACCCTCGGCGAGGCGATCGCCACGAAGCAGGCGTGGCTGGCCGGCGGCGTGCCGCGGCCTGAGGCCGAGACCCTGCCCACGCCCGAGATGCCCGAGACCACCGTGGAGGATGCCTTGCGACTGCACGCCAGTGCGGACGCGCGCTCCACCACGGGCGTCCTCGGCAAGCGCTACCCGGAGCTGCTGGGGTTCCCCCTCGAAGCGGTCACGGCGGATCACTGCGCGGTCTTCCGGCGGCGCTACGAGGCGGCGGGGCTGAAGCCCTCGGGGCTGCGCACGCACATGGGCACGCTGCGCGCCGCGATCCGGCGCCTGCGTCCAGAGTTCCATCTGCCCCCCTCGGTCTTCCCCGATGCGAACTACACGCGCCACCGGGTCCTGGCCCGCGCCGAACTGAAGCGCGCCTATCTTGCCACACCCGAGCCGTTCGCGACCATGGCGCGGCTGGCCGAGATCACCTTCATGCGGCAGGGCGAGATCCGCACGCTGCGCCGGGAGATGGTGGACCTCCGCGCCCGGACGATCACGCTGCCGCGCGCCAAGGCGGGGCCGCGCGTCGTCTCGCTCGGCGAGGAGGCGTGTGCGCTCCTGCGCCACGTGCTCGCCTCGCACGTGCACGAGGTCGTGTTTCCCCGCGATCCACGCCGGGCGGGCCCGCGCTCGCGGTCGGTCGGCCAGCCGTACTCCCGCAAACAGGTCTCCCACATGTGGCGGAAGAGCATGGACCTCGTGGGCCGACACGATGTGACCTTCCATGATCTCCGCCATCACGCGGCCATGACCGCGCTGGCCAACGGCGCCAGCTTCCCCGAACTCCAGGCGCTCGGCGGCTGGGCCACCCCGAAGATGGTCAACCGCTACGCGACGGCCAGCAACGACCGCCTGCGCCAGTTGCAGGATCGCGGGGCGCGGCATCAGGCACTGCGGCGTCGGTGAGGGCCGTCGCCGTACAGTTGCTTGCGGACCTCGACCAGCGCCGTGGTCGTGGCCACGAATTCGGGCCAGCGCGGCGAGTCGCCGCCATCAGCGGGCAGCTCGCGTTCGAGGGCGACTAGCCGCTTGGCCAGCGTGATCTCCGCCCGGGCCAGCGGCGTCATGACTGCACCGGGGCGGGCCCCATGATGATCCGCCGAGCGTGTTCCATGGCAAGTCCAAAGGCCGCTCCACGGCCCCAGCACTGCGCGGCCGTCTGGGGAAGGAGCGCGCGGTCCAGTTGCCAGGCGAGGTCATCGACGTCTCGCAGGCGGCGGCGGGCATCGGCTGCAGGCCAATCCTGGGTACAGATCGCCGCGACGATCATCAGCACGGCCCGGGTCTTCTTGGTTCCCGCCAGATCGCGGAGGAGCGGTTGCGCCATCGGCGCCAGCCGCACGATGGTATCCGCGAGCGTGTCCTTCGACGGCTTCGGGATGCCGCGCAACATGCACACGCCACGGGCAACGGCGACCTCAAGCGGCGAGTGCTTGACCGTCGTCTCTCGCGTGGCAAGATCGCGCGCCGACTGGGGCACGCCGCGATCAATCACGCGCGCGGTGTCAGGGGGATTGCCTCGGCTGATCCGCATGTACACGCTGACGCCGCTGTAGACGACGGCCCAGAGGCGGTTCTGCCCGTTGAGAAGGTTGCCATTCGCGTCGAGCATGATGCCCTGCCCATGCAGTTTCCAGCCACCGTTCAGCATAATATCGGAGTACTCCTCGACCTTGTTCCAGTTCACGGGGCGGTTGGACGTGTTGCGCTTGAGCATCTCCTGCGCAGACTGCGGCGTGACCAGGTCCGTTGTGTCCACGATCAGCGGCACGCCTGCGTTGACACGATTGGGATCGACCGCCAGCGCTCGGCGCAGGGACTTGCTCATGGCCCCGGCTCTTTCACCGCCAAGTTGAGCGCCGACTCACAGATCGCATCGAAGACGCCCGCTTGCTTCAACGCCTGCACTTCCCGACACAACCGCACCAACCGCTCGAGGCGCGTGATCTCGACCTCGTAGGTGCTCTCGAGGAAGAAGTTCCGCACATCCCGCAGGGCGCTGAGGCTCTTCTGCACCTCAGTCACGGCCGCCATACGCGCCGCACGGAGAGCCTCGATCTGCTTGAGCAATTGCGGGCCGACGATATCGCCGATCGCCCGGACCTCGTCATGAAGCTGTTGCATGATCTTCTTCGACTCCGCGATCTCCGCATTGACGGCCTTGAGCATGTTCAGTTCCTGTTCCATGCGGCCTCCTGTCCACAGCGTGAGCAGAACGGGATCGCCGTCCGTCATAAGGAACCGGGCGGGCCCCTGGCGATACCCGGTGCGCTCCTTGAGGGGCGTTGGGGGAGGCGGGCGGTACATGTACATCACTCCTGCGCGCGTACACGGACCTCCTGCCTTAATCCCGTGGCGCCACAAAGCGATATCGCGAGCCCGGATAAACTCGTCCTTCTCTTTGGTCTTCTCGCCTTCCCTCTCCTGGCAGCAGTCACACAATGGCCCCCGATTCTCGCGCCCAGTGAACCGGTGGCTCCCCATCGCCAAGCCCTCATGACTGTGGGCGTCCACCCGGCGGAATTGCGCGGGCTTAGACATCCCTGCTGGCCGCCCAGAGCCGATCCATCTCGGCCATGAAGCGCTCCGTGTGGAGGCGGGTGGACTTGCCATCCGCATCTCGGACGAGGGCCCCGCGCGCGGCCTCGGGGATCAGCTTGTTCCGCACCTTGACGTACGCACAGTCATGCCAAGGATGGGTATGCCGCCGGACCTTGCCATCCGCGTCGGCGTACTCCATCTCGGCGCAGTCGCACGGGGCCGTCATGTCTGGGCCCCCAGGTGCTCTTGCCGCCACCGCTGCCACCGTTCGACCGCGAGGAGCAGCATGCGATACGTCGCTGGTTCCTCCTCGCGGCAGAAGGCCTGCGCGGTGTTCGCGACCGCCCAGAGCTTCTCGTTTTCCGCGCGCGAGATCTTGCGCGGCATGGGGGCCGGGACAATCCCGTCGGGGTTTATCCTGACAGCCCGGCTACGACGCGCTGAAGGTGATGCCATATGTGGCCTTCAGTCGGGAGAGGAAGTTCTCGGTGACGGGAATTTTTCCCCTCTCGATCTTGCTGATGGTGGTTTGGGAGTATCCCAGTTTCTTTGCCAGATCGACTTGTCCTATCGACTTTCCCAATCGCCAATCGCTGATCTGCTCGTTGATGGCCTTGCCCTTGCTGCCCTTGTCCTTCGCGGTCGTTTTCCGAATGGCACGAGACACGGGGCCTCCTTTCTGGGGAGGGTCGGTCGGGTCGGAAAAGAATTGGGCGAAAGTGAGAAACATCGTGCGTGGGATGAGCGCCGGGAGTCAAGAGGGGGCGTCGCCGCGAAAAACTTCATATGAGTGTTCATATGCTTGTGAGAGACTGAGTACGACCTCAGTCGTATGTCGCACCCAGAAAGGGCTCCGATGTCTGACGCAATCGAACACTTCTGTAACCGCTGTGATCGCGCGCTCGCGCTTCCGCTTCCGGTGATTCTGATCATCGCCGATGTCGGCGATTTCACGTTCTGCTCGCTCGGCTGCATGCTGCTGTCGCCGGTTGTGTTCCAACCGCTGCGACGTGAAGGCGGCGCGGCATGAGCCGGCGGGGCCGCGCCGGGACCGCCCGCGAGCTGCTCGCATTCCTGTGGACCACGCAGCGCTGGTGGATGATTCCGCTGGTCGTCCTGCTCCTCATGGCCGCGCCGGTGCTGCGACGCGAGGGCGGCGCGGACTAGGGTGGACACGCCGTGACGCCGTTTCCTGTCACGCCCGTGCCGCATTCCGTCAGCGCCGAATGCTGCGGCGGCGGCAAGCCCGCGTCGCGCCAGACGGCGCCGGGCTGGCATCGCGCGTGCTCTGCTCCGGGTGGGAGGACTGAACCAATGAGACGCTGGTGGCAGCGCGCAGCAGAGCGGCATCCCATCCTGGTGACCATCGCGGGCGTCCTCACGCCGGCGCTGGCGATGGCCCTCTGGATGGGTCTCGCCGCGGTCCCGTGGGGGGCCGCCACGACGTGGCGGATGCCGTGGACCGCACCGACCGTCACCGAGCGGTGCGACGTGGTGGCGCGCGAGGTCATGGCGTACATGGATGCGCGCTACCCGGGCGGGTACCCCGAGAAGTTCTACCACGGCGCGATGAAGGAGTGTCTGGGGGCCGCGCTTCAGAAGGCGGGCGCGCCCTGACCGATGCCGGCCGCATTGCGCATGGTCTCGCGCAACTGGTCGCGACGGTCGGCGGGGGCGGACTGCAGGCGCTCCTCGATCTGCTCGGCCCTGAACTGCTTCGCCAGCAGCGGGTACTCGCGGAACAGCGCGCGCCGGGCGAGTTCCTTGTATTGGCCCTCGAGCGCCCGGAGCCGCTCGGCCTGGACGACGGGCCGGTCATCGTAGCGCTGATACTGGGGCGAGGCGATGGTGGCGCGCAGCGCCTGGTAGTAGGTCTCGCCCCGGCTGTTCTTCACCTCCTGCGTCATCAGCACGACCCAGCGGTCGGCCTGGGCGGGCGTGAGCTGCACGCCCGGCTTCTGCTGCACGGGGACCAGGCCGAAGTCGGCCACCTCCCGGGCGCCGATGTAGTCCGGCAGTTCCTTCAGCCCCGCGCCGTTCAGGCGGATGATCTCGTCGAACACGGGATCGTACTTCGGGGCGCGCCCGCCGAAGCTCGTGAACGGGAAGTTCTCGGTGACGTCGATCTCGCCGGTGAAGGAATTGCGCCAGGGGCGGACCTTGTAGGCGCCTTCCGCATCGCGCGCGCTGGATAGACCGGGGATGCGGGACCGGTAGTACTGCAGCACCGCGTCGAACTCGCGGAGGACCGGGTTGTCGATGGCCCCGCTGCGGGTGATGCGCCGCTTGGCGGGATCAACCACGCCCTCGATCTCCCGCAGCGCGGCGTTGTCCGCGAGCTGCGCGCCGGGGATGATGCGCACCAGCCGCTCGCCCACGTACTCGAGCCCGCGCTGCACCATGGCCTGCTTGGTCGGAGACTTGATGACATGGATCATGTCGGAGAGCTGCATCACGAAGCGGTCGGCCTCGAGGTTCTGGAGCGTGGCGAGGACACCGGCCGAGAAGAGTTTCAGGGCGTCGGGGTCCGGCATGTGGCGGATCGTGAACGAGATGTCCGCGCCGATGGCGATCCACGTGGCGGCCGGCTCGAGGCCCGCATAGGAGCGCCACTGGTCGGTGATCGGGTCCCAGAACGACTTCTCCTTCCAGCCGTTCGCCTCGTAGACGCGCTTGAGATCGTGGTCCTCCGGCGCGCTACCGGTAATCATCCCGAGGTTTTCCATGTAGCCGAACAGGCCGATGATCCCGGCGCCCATCGCGAGTTTGGCCTGCGCCACCTGGCGGTGCGTGCCGCCGGCGAGGAAGTCGCTCCGTGACTGTTTCGCGAGCACGTTCATGAGCGGCGTGTGGGCGAGGGAGTACTCGGCGATGCGCACGGGGGTGCGGGTAAACATCGAGACGGTGTTCTTCCAGAGCAGATTCGCCCACGGGTCGATGGGCCCGCGCTGCAACGCCTGCCCCACGCGCCCCTCGAGATCCTTGGTGAAGGTCTGTTCCTCTTTGAAGGACTCGATGCGGAAGCGCGCCTCCGACGACAACTTGCTCGGGTCGTTCAGCAGGTCATCGACCGTGCGCGTGAAGGCCGCGCCCTCATGGCCCTCGAGCGTGGCCTGCCGGAAGGCTTCCACCCGGTGCATCATGCGGCCGTTGATGGCCTTGCCGAAGGCATCCGTCCCGTTGAGGATGTCCATCGGCAGTCGGAGCCCGCGCCCCGCATAGTCCACGAGTTGGCCCGGGGTGGACTTCGCATCCATCCCGAAGTTCTGGGCGGTGATGACGGGCGTGTGGATGCCCTCGTGGAACCGCCCGCCCGCGGCCTCGAGCTGGGCGCGCCACGCGGGCCGATCCCACTCGCGCAGCATGCGCAGTTGCTCGGTCACGCCCTCCCACCAGCCGATCATCATCTGCGTGGCCTCGCCGGCCATGACGCCCGGGGCCTGATCGCCCCAGCGGGGCATGAAGCGGGACAGGCCGCGCACGCCGATGCTGACGGGCATCACGAGCATCAGGCTCAAGAAGTTCTTCGCCATCGTGGCGCCGCCCAAGAGGGAGAACATGGTGGCCTCGAGGATGGCGCGGGGCATGACGGCGAGGAAGCGCGACTGCCGGATGATGTGCTGAGGATCGCCCGCCTTGACGACGAGGGCGGCCAGTTCCATGTCGTCTACGCCGGGGGCGATCTCGTTCGCCATGCGATTCAGGCGCATGGCATCGACGCGGGGCCGGACGAGTTGCTCGCTCGGCAACTGCGCGCTGATCTTCTGAGCGCTGAGGGTCTGGCCGAAGCGGGTCTGGGCCGTCCGCGTGCGCTCGGCGATCTCGCCGCTGACGGCCAGCGCGCGGCGCAGTTCGCCCGGGGGAAAGACCTCGCCCGCGAGCATGCGCGTGCCGATGTCATAGGCCTCATTGGCGACGGCGACGTTGATGTCGCGGGCCGCCTTGCTCCACGAGGGGAGCTTGTCGAGGTCGACCTTCTCGTTGTCGAGGATGGATTGGACCGAGACCTCGCCCTTCTCGATCATGCGGGCCGCCTCGAAGGTGGTCTCCCGGTGCGTGGTCGGGATGCGCTGGGCCGCCGTGATCTGCTCGGCGAACTGGCGATGCACGTTGACCATGAGGCGGCGGAGGTCGCCCTCGGCGGCGATGCGCTCGTAGTTGGGCTGGTACTGCTCGCCGGCCTGCACGCGTGGGGTGATGAGTTCGCCCGTGGGGCGGCGGCGGAAGATCTTGGTGATGTCGACGCCGCCGCGCTCGTCCTTGAGGGCCGCGGCGAGATGCGTGGCGGTGCGGCGGGACAGGGCCGCGCCGACGCCGGCCCCGATGAGCCCGTTGCGGATCTGCTCCTCGGGCGTCTCGCCGGTGGCCCCGCCAGCCAGCGCGCCGAGCGCCATGCGCACCAAGGTGCCCGCGGTGGCAAAGCCGGCCTCGCCCGGGCGCGGCAGCGCGGCCCCAGCCGCGGGGGCGGTCTCCGCCGCGGCCGGCTGCGCCGCGCGGCTCGACTTGAAGTCCTCGAACTCCTGCCGGACCTGCGCCTGCTCCTCGGCGAGCGCGTTGGCCTCCTTGGAGCCGGGCTCCGGGCGCGGCTCGACCTCCATCCGGATGGCGCCCTCGGCACGGCCCGGCGCCGTCGGTTCCTCAGGCGCCTTGGCCAGCGCGTCTTCGAGGCGCTGCACCCGTGGCTCGAGGTCTTTGGCCAGCGCGGCCTCGGCGCGCTTCATGGCCTGCTCGCCGGCGCTGGACAGCTCGCCCGCGGCCTCGGGGCCGGCGGGCGCCGCCGCCGGCTCCGGGGCGAGGCGCCCCTCGGCCTCGAGCGGCGTCCGGTGCGTGGCGCGCATGGCCTCGCGCCGCGCCACCGCAAGTTCCTCGGAGGAGCGCACGGGCACGTCGACGACGCGATTGAACTCGTCGACCATGATCGCGGTCGGCTGCGGGGGGAGTTCGGGGCGCATCGGCGTGGTCTGCCGCTCGAGGAGCTGCGCGCCCTCTGCGTAGCCTCGGGTGGCGCGGCCCTCGCGCCCGGCGACGTCGGCGGCGGTGCTGAGCGGCGTCTCGGTCGGCACCTGCCCGGCGGGGCGCGCCACATCCTCGGCCACGCCGATGCGCTCGGCCAGACGCGAGATGACCTTGAACGCCTTGCTGTACCCGGGGACCGCGCCGATGGCGAGTTCGCCGCCGCTCCGGTAGGCGTCATAGACCGCCTCGCCGCGCTGCTCCGCCGGCGTGGCGAGGATCGCCTCGTACACGCCGACCTCGCCGGGGTTGTACTTCTTGGCGCGCTCAAGGCGCTGCGTGAGCACCTCGTCGGACAGCTCGCCGGTGGCCTTGGTCAGTTCTTCCCCGAGGCGCCCCGCGACGTGCCCGACCGGCGCCCCGGCGAAGCCCACGGCCTCGAGCCCGCCGATGGTGGCGCGGCCGACACGTTGCCAGAAGCCCAGCCCGGCCTCGGTGGCCGCCGACCGGATCTTGCCGACGCCTTCCGTGAGGACGCGGGGCGCCTCCTTCACCGCCTCGCCGAGCGTCCCCAGCCCGAGCGGCCCGTACTGGGGGCGGCCGCCGGCGCCTCCCTCCCGCCCCTTCGGCGGGGCCACGCCCTCGGGGCCCGCCACCGGCATGGCCGGGGTCAGGTCCGGCTGGTTCTTGAGCCAGTCGTAGAGAGCCTGGCTGTCCACATACTCCCGGCTCGAGCTGTAGTTCGCGGAGGTGGAGGCGGCCATCAGTTCGCCGAACGCCCTCCCGTCTTCGGCCTCGCGAGTGCGGGGTCCTGCGCCCGGGTGCCCTTCGCCGGCGCGCCGGGGCCGGGCACGCCGGTCTGCGGCGCGGCGGCCCCGGTCTGGGAGCGGAGCGACTCCTGGAAGCGCACCCGTTCGTTGGCCATGATCTGCGCCTCGCGGACGTCCTGCATGATGAGTTTGAAGCCGCCCACGCCGTGCTTCTGCTCCAGCGCGGCTTGATTGGCCTTGAGGTAGCTGCCGACGTTGGTCGCGGTCTGCGGCGCGCGGAGGTCGCCGGTGATCGGGATGCCCTTGTCGGTGAGGACGCCGGTGATCTCGCGGGCGCGGTCGTTGAACTTGCTGTCGAGGCGGGCCCGGAAGATGGGCATCCGGCGCGCGTGCCAGTCCTCCGGCGTCATGCTGTTGGGGCGGTACGGACTCACGTGCTCGTAGTAATCGCGGATGGCCGCGTCGTAGTTGGACCGGATCAGGTCGTCGGTCTTCGCATCTTGGTTGGTCAGGCGGAAGGTCTCGTCCAGCGTGTCCTTGCCGCGCGTGTAGTTGAACTTCCGCTCCTGCAGGATCTGGTCAGCCTGGCGGTCACGGCGGTCGGCGCGGCGCTCGGCCCGCTGGTCCTCGGCGAGGATGCGGTTCTGCAGCTCGTTGGCGAGGATGCGGTGGGTGGGCGTGTTGAGGTGGCCATCGGCGATCGCCTGATGGACCTTCTTGAGGATGTCGCGCGGGTTGTTGTCCACCGAGTAGACCTCGACCTGCAGCGGGCCCAGCACGGCGTCGTTGTTGGGCATGTCGGGCTTCGGGGGCGGGGCCTGGAGCCAGCCCATCCACTGGCGGTACTCGTCGCGGGGGATCTGGTCGTGAATCTCCGCGAGGCGCGCTTGCGCGCCCTTGGTATCGCCCGCGTACCAGAGGTCGGTCACGTCCTTGACCCCAGCGTCGGTCGCCTTCTTTCTTTCGCGCTCCTGCTTGGTGTAGGCGCGATCGTCCTCCTGGTCCTGCAGCCGGATGAGTTGCTGCGCGAGGGCGGGTTGTTCCTCGGCGTCCATGCCGATGATCTCGCCGTTCTCGAGCTGGCGAATCAGCTCCGGCCGCTTGACGGGGTCCTGCCACGCGACCTGGACGCGCCCCTTGGCCACGGTCTTGGCATTGTCCAGCCGGATGGCGTTGGCCTCGGCCCCGGAGTACAAGCCCTTCCGCACAAAGGTCGTGATTTGCGCCTCGATCTCCGCCATGGCCGTGGCCTGCGCGGCCTCATCGGGGGTGCCATCGGGCTTCCGCGCGTAGACGGCGGTGCGCTGCAACGCCTGCCGCTCCATGGCGGCGCCGGACTTGATCCCGGCGAGCTGGAGCTTCAGCCCCTCGGCCCGCGCGTTGATCGTGGTCGAGGTCATGATGTTGTCGGCCCGCTGCTCGAAGAGCACGCGCGACCGGGCCGTGGTGAGCGTCTTGCCGACGGACTCGCGGGCCTTGCGCGAGGCCTCCTCGACCTTCGGGGCGTACTGCTCGGGCGGGACCGAGAGATCCTTCTCCACCTGGGTCATCGCCTCGGCGACGTTGACCTTGTACACGTTAGCGGCGCGCTCGGCGGCCTGCCGGTCGGACTCCTCGTCCAGCGTGCGCTTGACGCGCACGTACTCCTGCGCGGCGGCGCTGACCTGTCCCAGCGCCTCGCCGGCCTTGCGCAGGCCGAACGTGGACGAGTAGGCGAACTCCTGGGGGTCGAGCCGCGGGGCGGGCGGCAAGCCGCCGACGTCGGTCGAGGGCTGGATCAGGGGAACATCGGGGATGGGCAGAGAAGCCATCTAGTAATCCGGCGAGTCGTAGTACCCGGTGACGGGCACCTGGATGCCCGAGGGATTGGTGCTGCTCTGGGGCGGGGGGTTGCTCATCTTGTACTGGCCCGCCCCGTAACTCGCGGCGCTCGCCACGCCGCCGATCCCGGCGCCGATCGCCCCGATGGTGCCCTGCCGGGCGGCGACATCGCCCTGGTAGCGGCTGAGCAGCGATTGACCGATGAGGCCGCCCTGCACGGCTTGCCCGCTGTAGCGCGCGGCGGCGGCGTTCAGTTCCGCGGTGCGCGCGTTCTCGATGTCGACCAGCAAGGACGTGCCCTCGCCGACCTCGGTGCCGGTGATGCCCTGGGCGGCACGGGCCGTGGCGCGCAGGCGGCGGTCGCGTTCGCGCTGCTGGCGGGCGGCGTACTCCTGCTGCTGCTTGGCGATGGCGGCCTGGTTCTCGGCCACCTTGGCGTTGTACTTGTAGGCCTTCTTCTGGGCCTGCCCCTGCTCGTAGGAGGCGTAGGCGGCGACACCGGCCGCGGCCACGGTCGCCACGACCGCGACGATGGCGATGATCTCGAGCCCGGTGCCGCCGCGGATGGCGGGCATGAGCGAGCCGTCGGGGCGGTGGACGGGGGGGATCTGATCCACGGGCTCGTTGTGGGCCAGCCACTGCGGCGCGAGGACGTCCGCATGCGGGTGGAGCCACACCCACCGCTGCATGGTCTCGCCGCCGGGACCGTAGAAGGGTTCCGGCGCGCCGCGGGGGACGAAGTCCAGATGCGCGGCCCAGCGCGCCCCCGCCGTGAAGCCCGCGACGATGTCGGCGTCGATGCGGAGCAGGCGGTAGCGGTCGCGGAGCGCGTTCAGGTAGCGGACGGTCAGTCGGTGCACGCCCAGCGCGTGCCGGTAGCCCGCGGGGCCCCAGACGGCCCACGCGTAGGCGCGTCCGCGCCAGTGGATGACGAGGCCGAGCGTGCAGGCGATCTCGTCGCCCGCCCAGATGGTGTAGGACGGCCCGTGGGTGGCGTACGCGCGCCCGTGCGCGAGGCGGTCCTCGATCCACGGCGTCTCGATCTGCGCGGCCTCGAGGATCCGCACGTAGTCGGACGGGATGAAGGGGGTGACGCGCAAGGTCATGGGTTTTCCACCTCGATCGCGCCGGTGATGCCGAGGATGGTGACGGTCTTCGGCTCGAGCGTCTGGATGACGAGCTGCCCCTCGCGGCTCCAGCCGAAGTTCGTCTGGCGCGCGAGGTCGCCGGTGTATTCGCCGGTCTCGGGGAAGCCCTCGGGGCGCTCGAGCACGGTCTCGCCGTTGAAGACGAGGGCGGACGCGGTGCAGAACACGCGGACGGTGGCATGGTCCCAGTGCTTGCGCATGGCCTGCGCGCTGCCCTGGCCGGTGGCGAACTCGGGCCGCACGGTCATCAGCGTGCTGGTGTAGTGCAGGCCGGCCTCGAGCTTGGTCGTGGCGAGGCCATCGGGGAGCGTGAAGCCCCCGTCCGTGACGGTCAGGTCGAACACGGTGCCGTCGGCGGCGATGGCCTTGATCGCCTGGCCCTCGAGGTGGTCCATCCCCGTGAACGTGCCGGCGGCGACCCCCTCGTACGCGAGGCCGGAATCGACGTTGAGGCGGCCGTCGAAGACCTCGAGGTAGCGCCGGGTCACGCCTTCGATGGTGCGGTTGACGACGGTCCACACCTCGTCGCCGGTGCCGCAGGCGTTGGGGATGACGCAAATGCGCTCGTACCGGCCCCCGGTGCCATGATGACTCCAGCCCACGATCTGTTCGGCGCGTTCGTAGGTACAGACGGCGAGGCCGCCGTCCCCGGTGACGACGAAGAGGAGCGAGTCGGGCGAGACGCTGCGCGTGAAGTCGATGACGCCAGCGCGCGTGAGGTGCTCGGCGAGGATGGTGAGGTCCGGGGCCACGTAGGTGTCCTGCTCGTAGGTGTAGGTGAACTCGCGGACGCGCAGCGCGCCGCGCTGCACGAACAGGATCACGTTGACGGTGCGGACGGCGTCCAGCGTGGCGTCCGAGCCATAGAACGTGCGCTCCCGCGCGCGCACGTTGGTCGGGGTGAGGGGGTTATCGTTGCCGCCCTCGAGGGTGAGTTCCCCGGCGGAGGTGCCGATGGCCAGGCCGGCGGGCAGGGCCTTCATCCAGCGGATCATGTTCACGCCGGAGAAGGCGAGTTGGTACTCGACGGCCTCGTCGTCCCGGACGCCGGTGGCGAAGTTCTCGTAATCGGCGACGGCGGAGCCCCAGACGCGATCGGGGAAGCCCGCGGAGCCCGCGAACCAGAGCCGCTGCTGGAACAGGGCGACGACGCCCGGATAGCCGTCAGCCGCGTTCCAGACGTACTCCTCGATGCGCACGCTGCCGGCCGGAAACGTGTACGTTCCGGTGGCGGTCTCGTAGGCGAATGTGCCGTCCGGGATATACGCCGGCGGTGTCGTCGTGTACTGGATGCCGTCCTCGGGGAGCGGCAGGTCGCCGTTCAGGTACACGGTGAAGGAGTTGGCCCCCGCGTCGAGCGCGGTGATGGACTGCGGGATGTCCTCGAGGAAGCGGATCGGCGCGCTGCCGAACTCCGCGAGGACGGCGCTGAGGTACGTGAAGTCGATGGTGCCGGCGGTGCCGGTGGCCGTGGCCGTCCCGCCGGCCAGGCGGCTACCGGTGACGGTCAGGGGGCCGGTGATCGGCGCGGCCACGTCCGTCAGCAGCGTCGTGGGCGCCGGGTTGAAATCGACCTCGATCAGCTCGAACGTCGTCGCGCTGAGGCGCTGGAAGCGCATGGGCGGGTGATTGATGTGGGCGACCCACATCACATCCGCGGACTGCTCGAAGCGGAGCGCCATGAGTTCGGCTTCGGGGTAGGGCGTGACCAGTTCGACCTGGACCCCGCCGTCGAGGACGGCCGCGCGGTTGGCCCAGACACGCACGTAGAGGTGGCCCCACTCGAGGACGTAGGCCTGCTCGACGTTGAACTCGAAGCGCACGAGGCGCACGGTCTTGGTCGAGTCCTTGACCTCGCCGAGGTAGACGCTGCCGGCGCGGCGGGCGACGCCGCCCTGCGGGCGCACGACGAAGTTGCCGAGACACTTCGCGGCGGCGGCGTACTTGTTCCAGGCGGTCTGGCCGTCGAGGAGATCGGAGATCTCGCCGGTCGTGAAGTTGCTCTGCCACGGGTGCAGCGGCATTTCAGCGCCACCCGGTGCCGGGCCGCCAGCCGCCCCGGCGGGCGATGATGAGGTCGTTGCTCTGCAGGATGGGCGGCGAGCCCTCTTGGCTGTCGTGGACCTTCGCGCGCGCGAGGCGCTTCTCGGCGATCTGGAGCCAGAGCTGGGCCTTCTGCAGTTGCCCGGTGATCTGCTCGGCGAACGCCGCGGTGAGCGCGGCGATGAACGCGGCCGTGAAGTACGCCGGCCAGCGCGTGACGTCGACGATGCGCGCGGTGTAGGTCAGTGGCAACGTGGGCTCATCGGCGAGGAAGTAGGCGCCTTCGCGCTGGTACTCGGTGTAGAGCTGCACGCGCTGCACGGCGAGATAGTCCGTGGGGAGCGCAAAGGCGTAGCCCCACCCGTAGGCCGGCGTGATCCCGGGCGCGGGGGCGAGCACGGCGCGCATGGTGGCGAAGTTCCAGAAGTGTTCCACGTGCAACGCGTCCTGCGTCTGGTCGTAGAACTCCTGCGCGAGGAGCCAGCGCGGGTTGGTCTCGTCGTAGGGCAGCGCGATGGGCTTCTCACCGAGCGAGCGGAGGGCCTGGTTGACGTGATTGACTTGCGCCTGGGTGGTGATCATGCGGGCACTCCGTCGCGCGCGTTCTGGGCCTCGAGGGTGCGGATGCGCTCCCGGGCGGCGTCCAGCTCGGCGCGCAGGATGGCGTTCTGCATGAGCAGGTGGCCGAGAATCTGCTGGACGTGCTCGTCGACGGTCGGCATCGCTAGGGCGCCGGTACCGGGATGAAGATGACGACGGGCACGACGGGCTCGACGCCCGTGAAGCCCGCCGCGACGCAGACCACGTCGAAGGGCCACGTATGCTTCTCCCCGGGCGTCTTGAAGGTCACCGCGCACTTGTAGCTGCCGGACCCGGGCGCGAGCCCTTCCACCTTGTCGGGCGCGATGAAGCGCACGTACTGCTGGCTGCCCTGCGGCTGCCAGGACACGCTCTGCACGGTGTCGGGGGCGACACCGACGCGGTCGGGGGCGAAGGTCAGCGTTCCCGTGGTGCCTTGCTGGATGGTCAAGGGCATGGGGGGCCTCTCCTACGGGCTCGCCACGTGGACGGTGAAGGAGCCGTCCGTGGCCGTACCCACACTAAAGATCCGCACGAGAAACTGCGTCACGGATTCGACCTGGACCACGGCAGTCAGCCCCACCGCGGCCAGGGGGGTGGCGATGGCGATGGGGTAGGTCACGGCCGTGGCCAGCGTGAGCCGATACACGCCGGCGGACACCCGCGCGCACGAGGTGAAGCCGAACTGGTTGATCAGGCTCCCGTCGGTGCCCTCCACGGCCGCTGCCGCCCGCACCGCGTGCTTGCTGGTGAGGGTGCCGGTGATCGTGGCGTTGCCGGTGATGCTCGCATCGCCGGTCAGCGTCAGGCCGGTCAGGATCGGCGCGGTCGTCCACGCCGTGGCATAGTCCGTCGCGCTCGCCTTCGTCAGGATCGCGTTGGTCGCGCCGCCGGCCGGGACGCCGACGCCCACGCCGCCGACCGTGACCCAGGCGCCGTCGACCTTCGCCTTGAGGGTCGTCATCCCTCGATCGCTCCCACGATGCCGGCCTGCCCGACCGGGACCGTGAACGTCATCGTCCCGTACCAGGTGACGGCCCCCGACACCGAATGAATCCACTCCAGCCAGGTGAGGACATGGCGCCCGAGGCCCGGCGTACCCCGGTAGAGCGCGCGCGGCCCGGCGACCTGCCCCGACGCGACCTGCAGGCCCTGGTAGGTCTGCGCGCTGTTCGCGGTCGTGCTGTCGACGCCGATGCCCACGGCACAGACGACATTGACGGTCACCGAGCAGAGGCCGCAGGCCTCGGCGTCCACGGGCACCTCGGCCAAGCCGACCACGTAGTCCAGTTGATTCGCGGCGCTCGCGCGGGCTTGCCGGACCGTGGTGGAGGTATACGCCCAGCTCGCCGTGGTCTCGGTCGCGTTGCGGAGCACCCGGCGCACGCGGTGCTGCATGTTCCACACGTAGCGTCTCGCCGCAGAGTCCTCGGTGGTCGTCGTGCCGGTCGTGTAGATCGTCCCGACATAGCGCCGGGTCGGCGCGCCGGTCTTGACGTAGATGCCGTCCTGCACCGCCAGCGCCGTCGCCCGCGTGGTGTCGTTCGTCCACACCACCAATTCCAGCGTGAGCGTCCCGGCGTTGTCGTAGAGGAAGACATCGTACGGCTTGCCGCTCGTGAGGCCGGAGAGCGCGAGGCTCCGCTCCGTCAGGGTCGCATACGCCCACGCGGTCCCGGAGTAGAGCGCGACCTGGTTGCCCCGGTACGGCGTGAAGTAGAGCGTGCTCTGCGCCGTGCGATCCGTCGTGGAGACGGGCACGCCGCTCTCGGTCGTCAATCGCCCCTCGCACGTGCTCGCGAGCACCGCCCCGCCGCCCCCGCCGGCCGGTGCGGGCTCATCGGAATCGACCCACAGCTCGATGGCCGGGTCGACGGGCTCGGCGGGCCCGATGTGGACCTCGTCGGCGCCCTCGCCCCCACCACCACCGGCAGGCGGATCGATCCAGCCGGTGTCGTAGTTCGTGGCCGAGTTCTTGGCCAGGACCTGGCCGGTCGTGCCGCCCGCGGCGACGCCGGGGCCCGGAGGGCCCGCCGCCCCGTTGGTGCCCGCCGGTCCCTGCGGCCCCGCCGGGCCCGTTGGTCCCGTCGGCAGCGTGGCCGGGTCGATGGTGAAGGGCTCGTACCACTGCGCCACGGTGCCGCGCAGACTCTGCTTGATCTTGAGCAGGGTGAAGCGGAGGCGCTCGAGTTCCCCGGCCAGCGAGGTGGCCAGGGACGGCGTGCCGGCGGGCGCGGGATCGGCCACCGTCTGCATCTGGGCCACGGTGGCGGAGTAGTCGTCCTGCACCTGCGGCACATCGGCATTGGCGGCCTGCTGCCGGTCGGCCTGATAGTTCGCCCCGGTCAGGAACTCGCCGTCGGGGCGCACCGGGGTGGGGGACCAGTTCGGCATGCCTAATGTCTCCGGCCGGCCGCGGCGAGCCGGCGCGCCAGAGCACTGAGCGGCCCGGGCGTCCCCAGACAGTTCTCCCCGAGCTGGAACAGGCCCAGCCGGGCGTGGCAGGTCGTGGTGAGATCCGGGTCCGACGGGCACACCGGGGCACAGGGAATGTTCATGAACGTGGCCCCGACGGGGATGTCCTCCACGGCCAAAGGCGTGACCCGGAGCACGGGGGACTCGGCGCCGACGAACACGCGCGGCGCCGAGTGCTGCTGCCGGCGCAGGGCCAGGGGGCCGAGCATCCGCGCCATGGTGACGACGGCCGGCTCGGGCGGGCACACCTGCTCACAGAGCACCGGCGTGAAGGGCGGCGGGCAGGGCGCCATCGGCACGCGCAGGTTCGGGGGCGGCGGCGGCGGCACCAGGTCCGGGCAGATGGTGCGTGGCGTGTAGAGCCCCGTCGGGTGATCGGCGCAGGTCCAGACGTCGCGCCCGGCGCTGTAGAGGATCGTGAGCCCGTTGGCGTAGAGCAGGTACACGGGCAGGGTGTAGGCGAAGGGCAGCGACCCGAGGTTGGTGTAGGTCTCCCCGCCGTTGGTGGTGTACCAGAGATTGGTCTTGGTGGTGTAGTCGGTGGGATCGCGCACCGAGACCAGCAGTTCCTCGCCGCCCCCGACATCGAACTGGGTGATGCCCACGAAGGCGTTGGCGGGGCCGCCGAAGGCCCCCGTCGTGATCGTGGTGAAGGATGCGCCCTGGTCGCACGACACCTTGCTGTCGGGCCCGAAGCTCCCGGTGCCGTGGGCGAAGGCCGCCATCCCGCGCGACTTCAGGCCGACCACGGTGAAGGGGAATTGCGTGAAGAACACGGAGGCCGTCCACGTGGCCCCCTGGTTGTCGGAGTAGTTCAGGATGTTTTGCCCGCCGATCATGAACCAGCGTTCGGGGGCGCCCGGCGGGGTGGGCGGGGTGATGGCCACGACCTGCGAGGGGCCATTGGCCACGCTCGGATCGCTGCTGGTGAAGGGATAGCTCCCGCGCATGTGGCGGACGAGCGACCACGCGAGACCGTCCGGAGAGACGAAGCAGTCGGTGCCGACGTCGGTGAACGAGCCGCCGGGGCCACCGGCCCCCACGTTCCAGCCGACGATGACGCGGGCGTCGCCCTCCCGGTCCACCCACGCGCATCCGGTGACGACGGCATCGCCGCCGGCCCCCGGGGCATCGCCGAAGTCCTGGGCCGGCCAGGCGTGGAGCGAGGCGACCTTGGTCCAGAGCGTGCCGGTGGTGGTGCGGACGATGAAGATCTCGCCCGCCGGGATCTGGCCCATGTTGAAGAAGGCCGCCCGGCCATTGGAGGCGATGACGGCGTGGAGCGCCCCGGCATGGACCCAGAGGGCCAGGGGCTGGCAGTGTAGATGGCCCGCGAACGCCACCTGGCCGTCCCAGACGACGGACCAGGTGATGCCGTCCGCGGTGCTCGCGATGCTGCCGAAGCGGGCCCGGGTGGGCCGCGGATAGCCCCCGACGACCTCGTTGCCCCGGTAGGCGACGTAGATCCGCCCGGCATAGCTCGCCCAGGTGCCGGTCGGCTCCTCCGAGGTGCGCGCGGGCAGAGCAAACCCGCGGCTGACCCAGTGTGCTGGCTCGAAGACAGGCATGGGGATCGGCCCCCGGCGGCGCGGGCCCGCCGGGCGCCTCGCGGGTCTCCTTACCCGGTCACTTCGTCGATCTCGACGGCGACCACCAGTTCCTCCTCGATCCGCACCGCGCCCGCACTGCACGCGGCGTAGACCTGGGTGGCGTCGTTCAGGTCGTGCCGCACGCTGACCGACGTGTACATGTCCATGGCCATCGACAGGCCGACGGCGTTCTTGTGGAAGAAGTAGTTCGTGCGCTTCGGCGTGGTGAACGGCAGGCGGTTACTCATGATCCACGTGAAGCCCATGAAGGTGCCCTGCAGGCGCCCGGACTGGATCGCCTTCAGGTCCACGAAATCGGAACTGGTCGCCTGCGTGGTCGCGAGCAGATCGGACAGGCCCGCGGCGGAGACCACGGCGAAGCGGTTCTCGAACGGCACGTCCTTGCTGTTCAGGAGCTGCACGGCGGCGTTGACCTTCGCGAACGTGAGGCCCGCGGTGCCGGCCTCGGCGATGATCTGCCCGGCGGGCAGCGAGACGGTGGACGTGGTGTCGTCGGCGGCGACCGAGGTGGCCGTGCCGCCGAGCGCGGTGATGATCAGGTCGTCGTAGAAGCGGTTGATCGAGTCCGCGTGGTTCTGCGCGTACTCGTTCTGCGGCGAGGCGATCATCTTCACCTCGTCGTGCCGGTCGAGGATGATCGCGCCGCCGCGGTCGGTCATCACGGCCCGGCGCCGCGAGTGGATGGGATCGAGGATGGTGGTCGCCGCGTGCCGGGTGGCGATGGCGGCGAGGTCACTGGGCCCGAGGCGGTCCCAGTTGTCGGTCTTGCCGGTGACGGTGCGGGAGCGCACCGCGGAGCGCAGCCGCGACTCGCGCTGGGCAACGAGGCGGTGCAACTCGGCGTGATACGCATGGACGAAGACGGCTGGGACGGTGTCGTAGGCAGCCATGGAGACCTCTCAACGGACTGCGGTGTTGCGCCATGGCGGCCGAGTGCCGGGGCATCCCGATCGGCCTCGCGTCCTGCGTCGCGGACGCTCCCTGCGGCGGGTCTCTCCCCGCCGTCGCCGGATCCCTCGCGGGAGTGCCCGGCCCTGTGCGGCTAGCTGCGTCGCACCATCCCGGGAATCGGCTTCCAGGCATCCGGCCCGGCCACGATCCCCTGGAGCTTCATCCACTCCTCCCACGTGCGCTCGTGCTGCGGATGCGCCCGGTTGTTCAGCGGATGCCCGGGATCCTTGATCGAGGCCTCGCGCATCGCCTCGATCTTGGCCTGGGCGGCGCCGATGTCGAGCGTGCCGCCCATCTCGTTGCCGGTGACGAAGCCGCGCTCGAGCAGGCCATCGGCCAGGCGCGAGAGGCCCGCGGCGAAGTGCGGATTGGCGGCCATCTCGATGATGGCGTTCTTCTCCGCGGAGGCCTGCGGGCCGAACACGTGGTCCAGGGCGGCAACGGCGCGCGCGCGGTGATGCTCCCACAGGGGGCCGGTGCGCGGCCCCCAGTGCTGCTCGAGGACGCGCATGGCTTCCTCGCGCTCCTCGTTCTCGCGCTGCGCCTGCTGGCCCCGCACGGTGTCATAGGTGGAATGCATGTACTCGTGAAACGTGTCGATCGCGGCCTGGAGCGCCTTCGGAGGGGCGTGGGCGGCGTGAAAGCGTTCCTTGAGGCGCGCGATCCAGCCCTCGTCCCAACTGAAGTCGGTCCCCTCCTTGGCCTTGGGGAGCGTCAGCTCGTACTTGTCGGGGGACTCGGGCAGCCCCATGCGCTTGCGATACGCGGCGTGCTGCTCGGCCGGCGCGTCGGGCGCGGGCGGGGTCTGCGGCGCGCCGATGCGCTTCTCGGCCTCGAGGTAGGCCTTGGCGAGCGCGCCGGGATCCTTGTAGCGCTCGAGCGACTTCTCCAGTTGGAGTTCGGGCGGGAGCGTGGCGCGCCAGTCGCTGCTGGACGCGACCGCACCGCTGGGCGCGCTCGTCTCCGGCGCCGCAGGCGCCGGGGCTACATCGGTGGCGACAGAACCGCCGTCATCCGCTGCCATGCGGGATCCTTCCGACGGCCGCCGTCACGCCGCGCAGGTGCGCGGGCTGCGGGCCGTCCTTGGTCATCAGCATCTGGGTGATGCGCATCAGGACCAGCGCGGCCGCGCCGCGCTCGGGCGGCGTCAGGCGCTGCACGTAGCGCGCGAGGTCGGCGAGCACTTCCTCGCCCCCGGGCGCCCGGAACACGCTGCGGTACTGCTCCATGATCGTCATCGCGGGGCGCCGCCATTCGCGCCCGGCGCCCCGCCGCCGGTGAGCCCGGCGAGCATCTCCTCGAGCCCGCCGCCCATGGTCTCCTGGCCGCTCTGCGGCATGCCCTGCGTCGCCTGCAGGAGCGGCGCGAGGTCGCCGCCGGCCTTGGCCGCGTTCTGCGCCATCGCCATCTTCTGTTCCATCTCCTGCTGCTGCGCGCGCTGCGCGCGGATCCCCTCGATCTCGGTCTGGTCGCGCAGGTAGTCGGCGGGCAGGCCCGCGACGTCGGCGAGATCGCGCGCCGCCGCATCGAAGTTCACGTTGTCCATCACGGCGGGCTCGAGCTGCGCCACCGGCGCCATGATGCGGAGGTACTCCTCGAACCCGGCCAGGCGCGTGGCCTTCTGGCTGCGCGCGAGCGGCCCCTCGTACTCCACATCGAGATTCGCGCCCGACAGTTCCGGCGGCGCGGGCTCGAGCTGCCGGTGGCGGAACATCATGTTGAAGACGCGATTGATCAGCGGCGTGAGGGCCTCGGATTCCAGGCGCGCGAGCGTGGGCGCGAGGAACTGCTGCATGAGTTCGAGACGGCGCTGCACCTCCGTCGCCGTCATCACGCGCTCGGTCTGCAGTTGCAGGTTGTCCCAGTAAAACGTGTTGCGGATCGCCTGCCGCAGCTCTTCGTTGAGGATCTTGCCGACGTCGAACTTCGCGCCGGACTCGAGCGGCACCCACGCCATGCGCGGATCGCCCTCGACCGTGTTCTGCGCGGCGGGCCGCAGATCGAGTTCCGCGATCACCGCATCGTGCGACACGAGGCCCGGCGGATTGAGCGCCTTGCCCGCGGCCTGGAGCGTGAGTTCGACCGCTTTGTTGAGCGTGCGAATGTCCGGCAAGGCGGTATGCCCCGGCCCCCGCCCATACACCTCGCCCGTGGTCTTCGACCAGCGCGCGACGATGCACGGAAACTCCTGGTAGCCGCCTTCCTGCAGCACGTGCTTCTCGCTCAATGCGAGGTACACGCTCATCCACGGCCAGTGGCGCGCATCCTTGCGCTCGAGATTGTCCACGCGCCGCGGGGCGATCACGTGCAGCACGATCTGCTCGGCATCCGGCTTTTCGGTGAGCAGATCGGCCCACGCCTCGGGCAGCGCGTCCGTCCCGAACTGCTGCGCGACCTGCCGCACCGACAGCCGCAACTCGCGAAAGACGGTGTCGACCTCGCCCTGCGCATTCTCGGCAATGCAGAAGGTGCCCGGCGCGAGTCCGTGGAACATGAACCCGAAGCGCCCCTGGCGTTCCACCGCTTCCATGAGCATGGCGCCGGTGCCGAACGCGCCGAGATCGAGGTACACCTCGCCGATCTCCGCATTGAAGTTGGACTGGCGCAGCGTCAGGTAGAGTTGCTCCTCCACCCCGTTCAGCCACGAGCGCACCGCCCACAGGCGGTTGATCTCCTCGTTGCGCGTCTTGATCGAGAACCACCGCACGCTCGGCGAGGTGAGCGCGCCCTGGATGCGCGCGGCGAGCAGTTCATTGGCGCGCACGGCGGTCGAGTCCCAGAGGTGCTCGGTCTGCTCCGCGCCCTGCACGGGCGGCGACTGGATCACGGCCTTCCGCGGAATCACGTAGTCCGCGATCTCCTGGTACACCGTGTCCACGTTCGCGCGGGCGGACTTGAGCGCCTGGTAGCGCGCCACGAGCCGCTCCGGGTCCGGGGCCTCGGACTCGCGCCCCGTGCCCGGCGGCAGGGGGACGATGTCAGGCATCGGCGGCCTCGAGGGAGCACCCGCGCCCGATCCCGCGCAACTGGATCACCCAGTCCTCGAGCGAGGACGCCTTGCAGCACCGCGACCAGCCGTAGAAGCCCCCGCCGATCACGTAGTCCATCGGGATCGGCATGCCGTCGTAGCGCGTCTCGTACTGCCGGCACACCGTCGCCTCCGGCTGCCCCACGCGCGTGCCCGGGCGCACCTCGAGGTAGCCGCAGCGCACCAGGCCCGACCCATCCGCCGCCTCGTACTGGCAGCAGAGCCCGCAGCGGTTACACACCCCCGTGAAGCGCGAGCGATACGCCATCACGCGCCCAGCGCGGGCTGCGCGCCCGTGTCCGTCTCGCCCAGCGGCGCCCCGCGCGCATCGGTCAAGAGCGTCTTGTTCCGCCCGCGCTTGCGCATCGCCTTCCGGCGCGCGTCCGCGGCGGCCCGCTCCGCATCCCCGGGCGCCGTCTCGGTCACCGGTGGGGGCGGGGCGGGGGGCGGCGGCGGCGATCCCCCTCCGAAGCTCATCCCTTAGCCCTTCACGGCGCCCGCGCGCTTCTTGTTCAAGGTCGCGTAGAACACTTCCTCCGCCTTCTTCTCGCCGTACTGCTCGACCATCGCGGCGTGCGCCTTCTCGGCGCCGCCTGTGCCCCCGTAGTACTTGTCGTACCGACTCAGCGGCATCGCCGGCCCACCCGGGCTCCCACGAGCAGGGCCGCGCCGAGCCCGAGCAGCCAGCCCGTGCCCGGGAGCGACACCTCGGCCAGCGGCTTGATCTCCGTCTGCTCGCGCCCCGTGAGGCGCACGCCCGGCCCCACGACCGCGTCGAACTGGAGCGTCATGCTGAACAGACTCGGGTCTGCCACCGCGAACGGCCCGCCGGTATGCGAGAAGCTCTGCGGGTTCTGCGTCGGGATGAAGCTGAACGTGTCGAGCAGCGTGCCGGGCTGGTTTGCGTCAGGCGTGAGCGCGCCCTGCTCGTTCGCCGGATCGTTGAACCACCGCTGCGTGATGCTCGTGTCCGCGAACCCGCCACCGAGCGTGCTGAACTGCCCCGCGCCCGTCGTGAACGCCACCGTCGAGGGCCCGAAGAAGTCCGTCGCGCTGATCGCCACCGACACCGCGTGGCTCACGGCGTCGTTGTTCGTGAACTGCGTGCCCGTGCTGTCCAGGCGATTGACCGTGCCCGCGCCGGTCGCCACGTCCGCGGTCTGCACCGTCGGCAGGACGAGCAGGGTCCCGCTGATCGTGTGCGCCCCGACCACCAGCCGGTGGAGCGTGGGATCGATGTCGGGCAACTGGCACGGCCCCACGACGGGCGAGCCGCACGTGGAGGTGAGGTCGTTGTCGATCGCGAAGATCGTCCCGCCGCCATCGACCGACGCACTCGCGATGAGCGCGGCCTCCGCCCCCGTCGCCAGCGCCCACCAGCACCCCAGGGCCATCAGGACTCGCCGCATGTGCCTGCCTCCTCTCTCGTGCCGCTGCCCAAAAAGAGAACGACCGCCCCGCCGTGTACACGGGACGGCCGTTCTCTTCCGGTTCGCACCCCCACCGCTGATCAGGCGGCGGGTGGGCAGAGTGGTCTGGTTTCGCTACGCCGGTTGCGCGGACTGCGCCCGCTGCCGGGCTTCCTCCATGTGCTCCGGGGGCCTGGCCTGCGGCGTCCGCGCATTCGGATCGTCCCAGGGCGCCTCCTGCTCCGCCGTCGGCGCATGCGGAAAGTCCTTCGACTGCAGCCGCTCCCCGCCGCCCTCCAGCACCTGCCGCGCCACGTGGAAATGCCCCGTGCGATCGTCCCGCTGCCCCTCCGGCAACACGGCTTCCTCACACGCCCCCGTCGCCCGGTTCTGCCGCCACACCTTCAGCCGCGGATCCGGCGGCACCACCCCCGGCCCCGAGTAGAGCCAGTTGCCCTTCTCGGGCGCATCCGCCTCTGGGTTCTCCTGCGCCGATGGCTCGAACGCCTCCCGCGCCGCTCCCCACGCCTGCTCGCTCATGCCCGGATCCTCCCTCGCGACCGCGGGGCCGCCTCCTCGTCGCTCACCGTCCCCGCCCCCGGCTCCGCCGGTAGCTCGCGCTCGTCCAGCACCCGGCCCGCGGCCTCCTCCAGGAGCTGCCCCTTCGCCTCCGCCTCGTCCTCCACCCGCACCACGTCCAGATGCGCCTGCGGCGGGTCCTCCGCCTGCACCCACGCCCCGCACTTCACGCACACCCGGTCCACGTGCGCCGTCTCCTCGTTGCCCTTCTTCACCCGCGGCGGCCACTGACTGCGCCCCACCCGGATCCGGTGCCGGCACTCGATGACCTTGAGCTGCACCTCGCTGTGCTGCGGCGGCGCGACGCGGCTTTCCTCGAACCGGGCCATCACGCTTCGACCCGGACACAGAGCCAGTCCCCCACCCGCGCCCCCAGCGCCGCTAACCCCGTCCCATTGATCACGACCGTCGTGATCGCCGCCCCCCCCGACGGCCGGTCGAACGTGTCCACCCCCGGCGTCAACGTGATCGCCGTCGCCGTACTCGCACTCACCCGCCCCTGCATCGTGTACACGCTGCTGATCATCGCCTCCCCCTCCCGTCCGGCTTCGGCTTCCCCGGCGTCCGCTTCGGCGTGCCCATCCGCCTCTGCCCTCCCACGCGCCTGAGCGCGTCCCGGATCTCTCCGCGACTCATCCCCCACACGGCTGCCAAGGTCCCCATCCCCTGCCCAGCCTTTCTCCCCCGCGCTATCAGCCGGTCCACCGCCGGATACACCTGGTGCTCCCACTGCCTCACCCGCCCCGCCCCCAGAACTTCCACCGCGGCTGGCTCACCCCATACGTCACCGGATTCCACTCCGCCTGCGCCCGGTACGGCTTCAACACCGGCCGCTCCCCCCCCGCCGGACTCATCCCCGCCACCGCATAGGCGAAGGCGTCGCCATAATCTTCGTGCGGATGATTCGGCTTCTTCGGCCGATCACTCTTCACCCCCCCCACCAACCTCGTCTCGTAATGCCACCCCCCCCGCAGCGCCCGGATCAACCCCACACACGAGGGATCCACCTGCACAT